TCAATTTGAAACATTTTTGAAAGCATCTGGGTATGTTTTCGATCATTTGGAGGTAGTACGATGATTAGTAATATTATTAAGTCTCTTGTAGCAATTATGGTTTATATGGCCATCATCGCTATTGTTAATCCTTTGGCTACATTGGTCACAGGTGTCGTTGCTGGAAATCAATTTGACAACAGCTCTATGTCATATCTAAGTTCCACTTTTGTGTTTGCAATGGTCAATACTGTGTATTTTGTATCCACTTTTGGATTCCTAATGTCTTTGTTTATGATTTGGATGAAGACATTGAAAGAAGTTATTGCAGCTTCTACTGCATTGCTATTGCTTGTTATGATTGCACATCCTCAACAAGCATTTGCATATGCTGACACTGTCGATAAGACAGAAGCCTATACTATCCTTCCCAATGAATCAGCATTTTGGATTCCAGACGTAGGAGCCAATAAGGACACACAAGCTAAGTTTGATTCTGAATCATATTTGAGCGATAATAAGGTTGCAGTAAAGCGCTTTATCGTTCCTCATTCTAAGCTAGGTAATTCTGGTGGATTCTTAAATTGGGATTACTATGTTCCTACAGGTCGTTTGATTATTGTTGATCGTACAACATATTCACGTGAATGGGTAAAAGCAGCAAATCGTGGTACATCTTCTTCTGATCAATCATTCCCTTGTCAATCTAAGGAAGGTTTGAATATTACAGCAGGTGTTTCTATTGGTGCCTCTGTATCAGAAGAGAATGCTGCAAAGTTTCTTTACCGCTTTGGTGTTGTTGCACCAACAGGTGATCGAAAAGATCCTCAAGTAATCTTTACATCTGTCTATTTTGGACGTTCATTGGCCAATGTGATAGAAGATGTTGGTCGTAAAAAGGTGCAGACGCTTGTTTGTGCTGAAATTGGCAAACGATCATTTGATCAGGCTAATGAAGATATGGTACCTATGATGGAAAGTATTCAAAAGAGTGTTAAGGAATACTTTGCATCTGTTGGTATTACACTAGACTTTATTGGTTGGGCAGATACATTTGAGTTTGATCAATCAGTGCAGAAGGCTGTAAACGATCGTTACATTGCCACTAAGTTAGCTTCTGCACTCCCTATTCTTCAGGCAGTTGCTGGTCTTAAGGTACAAGAAGGTCTTGGTTCAGGTTTGGATAAGCATGGATTGCCTATTGTAGTCACTCCACAAATGATTGATGCATTGATTGGATTAGCTCCTAAGGCACCATTACCGGAGGTGAAACAATGAACAGACGTGGATTCTTTGCATTCTTACCTTTAGCACCACTGGCATTAATTACTGAAGGGGTAAGGGCTGCAACCGCTGATGGTGCACCTATCCCAGAAGCAACTCAATTAGTTATTACTGGTACTAAAAAATATAAACCAGTAAATACAACACATGGTATATATTTTAATATGGATCAAAATGATCCAAACAAACAAGTATCTATGGCAGTAGGTGATGATGGTGATCTTTGGTTAAAACGTAAAGATGGTAATTGGAGAAAGGTAGTAACAGAATGATTGAAGATAATATAGAAATTAAGCCTCTTACTGCAGAACAAATTGAGGCTTTAGATACACATGTAGATTCTTTTAAAGAAACTCCAGCAGAACGAGCTGCTCGTAAGGATCAAGAAGATCGTCGTTGGAATAAGCAATGGGCTTTAGATAAGTCTGTTGAGTGGTGTAAGCATATCAATGATATTCAAACTCTACCCCATAATATTAAATCAGAAATAAAACTTTTAACTAGTACTGATGTTATGACTATTGCTGATAATTTTTATTCTTGGCTTTATAAGGATTCCAAGTAAAAGAAAAGGGCCCCTTTCGGGGCCCTTTTTAGTATGACCGGTTATCCCGGCTCTTCTATTAGAAGATGTTTTGGATGATTGTTCTACGATAGTAGCTGTTTGTTGAAGCAGCCATTGTTCCATCAGTGACACTTGGATTGCCTTGATATGAACGTGCGAATGGATTTGCGACCATGCCGTAACGAGTCTTAAATCCAATCTTTGGTTGGAAGTCGGCTTGGCCAACTGCACGAACCATTTGTAGTGGAACGTATGGGCAGTAGAAGATACCTGCATCGAATGCATTTGCACCCTTATAACCTACTGTCATGTAGTTTCCAGTTGTATATGGATCTACGTATACACGGAAGCGACCATTTAGAACACCAGCGAATGTATTACCTGTATCATCAACTTGTAGGTTGTTTGATGCAAGAGCTGGAGTGTAATCAAGAACGCCAGCCATCTGAAGAGCAGATGCAACATCTGAAGAACAGATAACTACGTTACCCTTACCTCTACGAGTGTCTTTCGCAATCTTGTTAGCTTCTCTTTCAAGTTGGAACATAAGACCCTTGAACTTTTCAACTGACCAACGACCGTTTGAATCTGTATCAAGATCGAAGATACCAACTGTAGTAGTACCGTCTGTAGCACCTTGACGAGCTGAAACGTTAATTGTACGAATTACTTCACGATTGATTTCAGCAAGAATTTCTGACTGAAGAATGTTAGCTAATTCTGTTTCAGCATCAAGACCATGAACTGCCTTTAGATCTTGTGCAAGTTCAATAGTGTATTCTGCCTTTAGAGCACGTGACACTGCAGTAACGGAAACCTTATCAATTGAGAAGGCCATTTCTGGGAATGTTGTACCTGTACCAAAAGATTCAACCAATTGAGTATTAGCACCTGCTTGGTAGTTATAGGAACCAACACCGCCTGTATTATCAGGTTGTGTACCTAGGTTTGCAGTACCAATACCTGAACCAGTGTTAGTACCAGCTCCAAAACCAGTATTTACTTCATCATAGAATGTTTCACTAATCTTTGAAGTTGAGTTAGCATACTGTGAACGCATTGCGAAGATAAGACCAGTTGGTCCAGTCATTGGCTGAACGCCGCAGATATCATAAGCAATTAGGTTAGGCATAGCACGACGAATTAATGAGATAAGAATTGGATCGTAACCAGCAACACCTGTACCACCAGCTGAGCCGTAACCACCAGTACCAACTGCGTTGATGCCAGTTTCATTCAATGAAGTCATACCATTAAATGACTGAGAAGCAATACGTTCTGAACGGATTTCCTTTTCAGTATTTTCTAGAAGAGTAGCAATTACATGACGCTTGTGAGCATCAGCAATCTTTGGAAGATCAGTATGTTCTAATACTGGCTTCCACTTTGCAACTAGTTGTTCGTTAATACCTTGCATTTGTGTATCTCCTTTTAGAGTGTTTATTAGTAATATTTATAACTTATTAATTTTTGAGTGTTCTTGAAAGTGCAGAAACGTATATTTGCATATCTGGATCAATTGAAGAAGTCTTTGAAGGTTCTTCTACTGTTTCACTAAGAAGCTGATCCTGAGCAACCTTTACTTCCTGATTCTTAGGGAAGTATGTTTCCTTGATGATAGTGATCTTCTTGCGAAATTCCTCTACGTCAGAATAGTTGATAGCTTCTGTTAGCTTAACAAACTTATCCTTTTGTGTATCGGCCATTCCTTCTGACATTGTTTTAGTAATTTCTTCAACTGTCTTTTCATTTACAGTCTTTGAAAGTTCAATGTTTTTTTCGATTGATTCATTTAGGCGTGCTTTAACTTCTTCAAGTTCAGCAGACATTGCTTCAACTACATCAACCTTATCTTCAGGAATATTAACGTAATGATCTTCAAATACTTGCTTCAAATTAGAAATAAATGATTCAGCCATTTCTGTACGAATATTATTTTGGATAGCAAGTTTATTCTCTGAGATCCATTCTGCAACTGCATAATTTAAATAGTTGTCGATATTTTCAACCATTTCATTCTTAATTTCTTCAACAGACTCTACAAGAGTAGTTTCATACTGTTCTGCTAGTTCATTTTGAAGATTTTCAAATTTTTCTTCTAGCTGTACAGTTTCTAGGTTTAAACGAGTTGAAACAGCTGCTTCAAATAGAGTTGAAACTTTTAATTTAAAATCTTCTGATAGATCTTGCGAATCACCAAATAGAAGGGCAAGATCAGAGTCAATTGATTCTTTTGCATACATTGTTGGATGCAATTTATCACCTGATGTTACACCATCCAATGAAGGCATTGGATTCTTTTCTTTTCCAGATGACTTAATAGTGGCTTTATTCTTTTCTGATTGATCACCATTTGCATTTTCTGCATCTTCGATTGACTTAAATCTTTCTGCTGGTGATGTTTGACCAGGCATATATGGTGCTTCACCTACGCTAGCAATGAAAGCAGCAAGATCTTCTTTGCTAGCCTTTGCAGCATAATCTACCATTTTAGCCATTAGTTCAGAACGTGAAACATTTGTTGGCTTAGCTTCGATGGATGCCATATTAGATGCAGCATCACCTGCTTCACTAACAATTTCCATTTCCTGATCGTTTTGAACGATATCTTTATCTGACATTTGTAACTCCTTGCGTTATTATGAATTATTTATTAAAATTATAGTTTTGAAAGGAAATGCTGGAA